CGACGACTTCAAGGTACAGAAAGACGCCAAGGTGTACGTAAAGGGGCTGTTGAAGTTCGCACAGGGTATGCGGGAAGAACTCCCTGACGACCCCGACCTGACCAATATCCACGATGAGATCGTCGGCTTGATCGCCGCCACGCTCTACAAGCTGGAGAACTTGTCGTAAATGCCTAGCCGGGAGCAGATTGCCGCCGCCCTCAAGTACGTTGGGGATAAGGCCAATTTGCGGCAGCGGTTTGAACGCGCCACCTCGCTTGACCCCCAAGAGCAGGACATGGCCGACATTGCCGTAGAGACGGGAGCCAGTTTTATCCCGGTCGTAGGTCAGGCACTTGCCGCCCGTGACGTAGAACGCGCCAGACGCGCTAACGACCCCGCTGGCATGGCAATGGCAAGCATGGGCGCTATCCCCGGTGGACGCCTTGCAGGGCTTCTAAAGCGTTACGACCCTGTAATGCAGCAGTTGGATGTGTACCACGGCACCCCGCACAAGTTCCCCGCTACAGAGGCCAACCCGCTCGGTGAGTTTGACGCCAGCAAGATTGGCACGGGTGAGGGGGCGCAGGCTTACGGGCATGGGATTTATCTTGCTGAATCTCCCGGCGTGGCAGAGTCGTATAAACAAATGTCCCCGCAAATGCTGCCGGTTGGTAAATACGCGCCAGATGAAGAATCGGCGTATTACGCGGCAAGGGTTGTCAGGCAGATGGGATCGCCAGAAAAAGCCATTGAAAAATTGGCAGGAACGGGCAAATCGCAAGAATTTGTAAAAGCAATTAAGGACGGGTCGTACAAGCGGTTTTATGACGAATTGCCGCAAGCATCCCTTTATAAAGCCGACCTACCCGACGAAATGATTGACCGTATGCTGGATTGGGATAAGCCGTTAAAAGAACAGCCCTTTAAAATGCAACAAGCAATTTTCAACGATTTGACCGACGCTGGATACAGCAAAGCCGTCGTCAATGACTTGTTAAATAGAAAAACGGGAATGGAATTTTTTAAAACATTGCACACGGGACTACAGCAAGGGGAATCAAGCGCAATTAATCTCGCCAAAAAACTTAATTTAAGCGAACAAGAAATGTTTATGGATGCGCCCGCTCTTGCTTCCGCTGTTATGCGCCGTATGGGCATCCCCGGCATCCGCTACCTAGACGCAGGCAGCCGAGGCCAAGGCGGCAGCGGCACCCGCAACTTTGTCGTATTCCCCGGCGAGGAAAAGAAAGTACGCATCCTAGAACGTAAGTGATTGTTGCAGGTATGCGCCAATAGTCGTTTACAATCAAAGCCATGGCAGCACGGAAAAACACACCGCGTCTTTCCAACGAGTGGCGAGAACGCATTAAGTCAGGGTTGATCCTTTCGCGCCTAGAGCAAGCAGCCCTAGGTGAGCTAGAGATGTCCCCTGCGGCCCTCAAAGCAGCCGAGATAGTCTTACGCAAGACCCTGCCTGACCTCGCTAGAACCGAGGTGACAGGCGATGAGGGCGGCCCTCAGGAACTGGTTATCCGCTGGAAGGAGCCGACCTAGTGGAAATCGAAATGCCTTACCAACCTCGTAAGGCGTTTATGCCATTCCACAACCGCACAAAGCGATGGGCTTGCATCGTTGCTCACCGCCGAGCCGGTAAGACGGTCGCAGCCGTTAACGACATTATCCGGGCTGGCATTACCTACCAAGGGCCTAATGGGCTATTTGGCTACGTCGCACCGTACATGAACCAAGCACGACGCATCGCTTGGGACTACTTCAAGTATTACGCCCAACCAGTCATCAAGGACGCAAACGAGTCACAGATGACGTTGACCCTAGTCAACGGGGTCAAGATCAGCCTATTCGGAGCCGACAACGCAGACTCCATGCGTGGCTTGGGCTTCTCAGGTATCTACCTAGACGAATATGGTGACTTCAAACCCTCCGTATTCGGAAACGTAATCCGTCCTGCCTTGTCAGATAAGCAGGGTTGGGCTGTGTTCGCAGGAACGCCCAAGGGCAAGAACCAGTTCTGGGAAGTGTTTGATACAGCCACTCGAATCCCTAGCGAGTGGTTCCTGCTGCGCTTACCCGCCTCATCCAGCGGGCTTCTCCCGGCGTCAGAGCTAGCCGCCGCTAAAGCGCAATTGTCCGAGGATCAGTACTTGCAGGAGTACGAGTGCAGTTTTGAGGCTGCCATCCTCGGAGCTTTTTACGGCACGGAAATGCGTCAAGCGCAAAACCAAGGCCGTATTGGGCAAATCAGTTACGACGCCAACCTGCCCGTCTACACGGCGTGGGACTTGGGATACCGAGACGACACCGCCATCTGGTTCTACCAAGTGCTACGTGGCGAGGTCAGGGTTATCGACTTCTTTGCCGTATCAGGCGCTGACATTCACTACATTGCCGAAGCGGTAAGGAAAAAACCTTACGATTACGCCAGACATTACCTGCCGCACGACGCCAGAGCCAAAAGCTTGCAGACCGGGCGCAGCATCGTGGAGCAGTTGGCGAGTTACCTAGACATCAAGAAACTGGCTGTAGTGCCTGACATTGGCTTGCAGTCGGGTATCCAAGCAGTTCGCATGATGCTGCCACGGGTGTACTTTGACGCTGAGAAGTGCCACGACGGTATTGAGGCTTTGCGCCAGTACCAACGTGAGTACGACGAGGACAAGAAAGCCTATCGGCAGAGTCCACGCCACGATTGGACATCACACCCTAGTGACGCTTTCCGGATGCTTGCGGTATCATGGCAGGAGCAAAGTGACAAGTCCCCGACCACGGTAGAGCCTAAACCGCTCATGGTCGGCCCTGAGAACACAGTTACGCTCAACGATATGTGGCAAGTGCACGACCGCACGGTGAGCAGGAGGGCGAGAATATGAGTCTCCCGGTTACACAGAGCCAGAACTACACCAATCTGACCGCTACGGCGACCGTAAAGACGGGAACGGGCGGAATGTTTGGCATTTTTGTGGCTTCAGCCTCAAATACGCCGACTATTAAGGTCAGCGATGGCGCAGGTACGGTGGTGAACACCTTTACTCCGGCTGGCGCAACGTTTTACACGATCCCGGCTAACTTTAGCACCAGCCTTGTCGTGACTATCGGCGGCACGGTTGACTGCACGGTGTTCTGGTCGTGAGCCGAAAGGCGGGGCTGTACGCCAATATCCTCGCTAAACGCGAACGGATAGCGGCAGGCTCCGGCGAGCGGATGCGTAAGCCCGGTGAGAAGGGCGCACCGTCCGCGTCGGCGTTTAGAGAGTCTGCAAAGACCGCCAAACCCGAGAAAAAGTGATGGAAAACATTGTCAGCGCCGAGTTGGACAAGTATCTCCGCACAATCGGAGCGTATGACAACGAGTTTGCCAAGTGGCAGGCCCGTACCAAGAAGATCATTAAGCGATACCGCGATGACACTCGTGGGCAGTCAGGCAACGAGACGGCCAAGTTCAACATCCTCTGGTCAAACGTCCAGACGTTGATCCCTGCTGTTTACGCCAAACTCCCGAAAGCTGACATTTCCCGCCGATTTGGTGACAACGACCAAGTAGGCCGCGTGGCGTCGCAGATTCTGGAACGCGCCATCGACTTTGAGATCGAGCATTACCCCGACTTCCGCAACACGATGCGTTATTGCGTGGAAGATCGGTTCCTCGGTGGACGCGGCACGGCATGGGTGCGTTATGAACCGCACGTACGACCGCAAGGCATCGAGGATGACGGTCTACAGATTACCGAGGACGTAGAAGCAGGCGAACTTGCCGAGGTTCCCGAGGAAATTGATTACGAACGCGCCCCGGTGGATTACGTCCATTGGCGCGATTTCGGCCACTCACAGGCCCGCACATGGGAAGAAGTGAGTCAGGTATGGCGCTGGGTCTACATGACCAAGGAAGCCCTTGCAGAGCGTTTTGGTGAGGATGTAGCCCGCAAGATACCGCTAGACCAAGGCCCGGAACCGCTTAACGCCTATAACGAGTCCAAGCGTTCGTACAACCGTGCGAAGATTTGTGAACTTTGGGACAAGGAGACGCTAAAGGTCTACTGGTTCTGCAAGGGTATGCCGCAGATGATTGATGTGCGGGATGACCCATTGGGGCTGGAAGGTTTCTTCCCCTGCTCCAAGCCGCTGTACGCCACGACGACAAGCGACACGCTGGTTCCCGTCCCTGACTTCATCCTTTACCAAGATCAAGCGATGGAGTTGGACATCCTCTCCGACCGCATCGACGGGTTGGTTAAGGCGCTGCGAGTGCGTGGTGTCTACGACGCCAGCCAACCTGCCCTGCAACGGTTACTGACGGAAGGCGACAACAATGCTCTTATCCCGATTGATAAATGGATGGGCTTCTCTGAAAAGGGCGGCCTCAAGGGCAGTATCGACCTGCTCCCATTGGATACGCTCGCTCAAGCCCTCCTCCAATGCTATCAAGCCCGAGCCGACATCAAGAACCAAATCTACGAAATCACGGGTATCGCAGACATCATCCGTGGTCAAAGCTCCGCATCTGAGACGGCCACGGCGCAACAAATCAAAGGCCAATACGCCGGACTGAGATTGCGTTCGATGCAAGAGGACGTAGCCCTCTTTGCATCCGAGTTGATCCGATTGAAGGCGCAAGTAATGTGCGCCAAGTTCCAGCCGCAGACGATCCTTTCGTACGCTGCCGCACAGCAGATGGCAGAAGTGGATCAGCAGATGATCCCGCAGGCTCTGCAACTGCTAACCGACCGCCCGCTGCGTAACTTCCGCGTAGACATCGCTGCCGATAGCCTCGTCCAGATTGACGAAGCGCAGATGAAGCAGGATCGCTTGCAGTTTATTCAAGCTTTTGGTGGTTTCCTTCAACAAGCTCTGCCGGTGGGTCAGGCGTCACCAGAGTTGGTGCCAGTGATGATGGAATTGATGAAGTTTGGTGTGCAGGCGTTTAAGGCGTCGCGCCCGATTGAGGGCCAGATTGACGCTGCAATGGAGCAGCTGAAGCAAGCCGCCCAACAGCCTCGCCCGAACCCACAAGCTGAAGCGGAGCAGGCCCAAGTGCAAGCCGATCAAGAGCGTATGCAGATGGAACTCCAGATGAAGCAGCAAGAGGCGCAGGTAGAGGCGCAGCTGAAGCAGCGTGAACTGGAAATGCAAGCGCAAATGGACAAGTACAAGGCCGACTTGGACGCGCAGACCAAGATCAACGTGGCTCGCATTGGTGCAAACCCCGGCGTAGACATCCCTATGCTGGAGGTCACCAAGGCCAACACCGAGCGCATGATGGAAAACGTGGAAAACAACGTCACCGCTTCCACGCAAGCCATTATCCAGATGCAGCAGCAGACGACGCAACTGTACGGCGAGATGATGGCGAAGCTATAGGCAGCGTTGCGCGCAATGACAGCGCCCAAGCGCATTATCCGTGGCCCCGATGGCCGCGCAGCCGGTGTGGAGTTGGTGCAACAGCCGCTCCCGCTTGGTCAGCCGCAGCCGCCTATGCCGATGA